AACTCTGGAGGATTTCCAAACACGTGGTGGAAAAATTCCTTCAGAGTTCTTCAGAACGTTTGAAGGAAATCAAACGAAAATAAAAACCAAGTAAACTACTAAACTAACAAACTAACAAAGGAGTAAAAATGGATAAAGAAGTAGTTAAAAAAAATAGTGCGGGTGCACTAGCTAATATCAATCTTAGAGCAGACGCAGGTAAAGGCGCTGAAGAAATTAAGGCGGACGATGTATCGACTCCGATCTTAAAGATTCTACACCAACTTTCACCTGAATGTAATGAGAGGGACGCTAAACATGTAGCAGGTTCAAAACCGGGAATGATCTATGCATCAGGCTTCGGGGAACTTATTGCAGGTGATAAAGGTCTTGATGTAGTTGTCGCTCATGCACAAACTAGATATCCTGAATGGCAAGAGAGAGGCGATAGTGCTTCTGCTCCAGTGGGAACTCACTTGGAGATTCCAATGGATGCTGTTGAGGAAAGAAACGGAAGATATAGATTACCAAATGGTAACTATGTTGAGAAGACCGCATACTTTTATGTACTAGCAATGGTAGGTAATGAGTTGAAACCAGCGGTAATTCCGATGAGATCATCCAATCTTACACCAGCAAGAGAACTTAATAATCTGATTAAGAATCTTAGATTCTCAGACTCAGAAGGTTCTTTTAATCCAGCGGTTTATTCAGCGGTCTATAACTTAAAGACAGTTGGCAAGACAGCGGGAAGTAAAAGCTGGCATGTCTATAAACCATCAAGAGTTAGAAACCTTGATGTAGGGAATAAAAAGGACGCTGAGATTTATGAAGTTGCACAACAACTTCAACAAACTGTTTCGAAAGGATCAGCTAAACCTCAGTATGAGAAACCTAAAACCCAAGAGGGCATAGTCTAATTTCCCGATGGGAAATGTTGCAACACGGGCGCTGAAGCGAGAGTGGAGGCGCCCTTAATCTTGCCATATTTAAAATATAAGGAACTCCCAAAATTATGAAAGAATTTGCAAAATATTTTAGTGGACTAGAAAGAGATTATGGATTCTGTAATGTAGAGAACGGCTACATAGAACCAGAAAGTGGAAAATTAAAATTTGATGCGGGAGATTATGGATGGTCTAAAAGACCCATAACAGAACAAGACTACGAAGCTCATCTTACAGGGAAAAAAGCTATAGGAATTCAACCCTGTGATGATCATTCTCAAGCAAGCTTTGGAGCAATAGATGTTGATCCTAAAGATTATAAAACTTTTAATCTCCAAAAATATTTAAAAGTTATAGAAGAAAAAAATTTACCTGTCATTCCAATTGAATCTAAAAGTGGTGGACTTCACATTTATGTTTTTACCAAAGAAAAAGTACCTGCTACTTTAATTAGAGAATTTTTATCTAATTTATTATTTTTATTTAAGCTTCCACATAACACAGAAATTTTTCCTAAACAGACTCAATTAGGAACCAATCAGAATAACGAAAAAACATCAGGCAGTTTTATTAATTTACCCTATTATAAAAGTATTGAACGGAGAGCATACAAATTGGACGGCAGCAAAATGGAACTTGATGAATTTATTAAAGTAGTAGGTTTAAACTTACAGACGAAAGAAACATTAAAAGATATTGGAAATAAAAAAATAAATGAAATTATAACTGGTGGACCCGAAGAATTTAATGATGGTCCTCCATGTTTACAAATGATTTGTAAAGAAATAGATGACAGTGGACAGAAACTTAAAGATGAAAGAGATCGATTCTTATACAATTATATGGTCTTTGCTAAAAAGAAATTTGCTGAAGTGTGGGAAAAGAAAGTATTAGAAGCGGCTAGAAATTATATACAATATGATGATGTTTGGGGAGACGAAAAAGTAAAAGAAAAAATTAAATATTGGAAGAATGAAACCAAAGGATTTAAATGTAGCGACTTACCAATTTCCGCTTATTGTGCAAAGGGAACTTGTTTAAGAAGAAAGTTTGGTGTAGGAAGTCATAGAAGCACAACATGGCCTGAATTATCTGGACTCATAAGAATAAATTATAAACCAGAACCTGAATTTATGGTTAATGTTAATCTAGAAAGTGGAAAAGTAAAACAAATTCATGCTAAACATATTAAAAAAATTTCGGAAATGAAAGAAATGAGAGCACTCATAGCAGAACAAACTTCTGTATTTCCTCCTATTATTAAGAATCAAGAATACCAAATAATTCTGGATGGGCTTTGGGCTAACATGGAGAACTTAAAACCTGTAGCTGGAACCAGTCCAATTGATATGCTTAAAAAATATATTATTGATTATGTCAACGGGCCTCAAGCAACAACTTTCGCTGCATTTAAAAGTGGAGCTGTACTAAAAGATGAAGAGTTTTATTATTTTGACTATGACAAATTCTATGATGAGATAAGAAGAAATGAATGGAATAAAGATAGATCAAGAACAGGGACTATGATTAAACAATTTTTTAAAGGGGACTTTGATTGTCAAAAAAGATTTCCTAAAAAAGAAAATAAAGAATCATTTCCACCATTAAGAGTTTTAAAGCTGCCTATTGCAGATTTAAAAAAAGAAGAAATACCAGATGAAAAAATAACAATAGAAGATAAGGAGCACATAGTATGACGACCCCTATACCAAGTGTATCTGTATGCATGCCTGCATATGATACGATGCAAGTGGCAACATGTTTATCATTAGTTAAGTTAATGGATAAATTTACAGTTGCTAAAATTAAATCAACACTCAACACTTTTAAATGTCCGTATGTTGGATATGGTAGAAATGTATTAACAGCCATGTTTTTAGAATCAGGGATGGACTATCAATTATTTGTTGATGCCGATATGGAATTCGAACCAGATGTAGTTGGGAGAATGATTGTAGCACAGAAAGATGTAATCTGTGTTCCATACAGAAAAAAGACTCAAGACCAGTCGATAAAATTTTCTGTAGAGTTTCAGGATCATCAGAATATTAATATTGACCAGAAAGGCTTAGTTGAATTGACTAAGGGCCCAGCAGGGCTTACTTTAATTCATAGAAGGGTTTATGAAAGATTGATGAAGGATCTCCCTCATTTAAAGATAAAGCAAAAAGAAATAATATCCGAAGAAGCCAATAATTATTTTTATAACTTCTGGGATACAACATTTGATAAAAATGGAATGTGGTGGGGAGAAGATGTGCATTTCAGTAATTTAATTAAAGGAGCAGGATTTAAATTATATGGAGTAGCCGATGGAGAGACAACCCACATTGGTAACTTTGGATGGAAGGGTAAATTAGTAGATTCATTTAAAAGAGCCAATGGAAAAGATTCATAAGATTTACGGACCACCAGGTACAGGTAAAACTTTTAGACTTATTAAAAGAGTCAAAGCTTACATTCGAACTGGAACACCTTATCATAAGATAGGTTACTTTGCGTTTACAAAGAAAGCCGCGGGGGAAGCGAGAAACAGAATAGGTGTGTCAGACAAGAAAGTACCATACTTTCAAACCCTACACGCCTTCTGTTTTCATTTACTTGGATTAACTGAAGATAAAGTTATGCAGCCTTATCACTATGAAGAGCTAGGAAAAAAATTAAATATTCGTGTAAACTTTTCTGATAAATACAATGAGGAAGAAACTCACTTTCTTACATGCGATAATCCCTACTTTCAATTAATTGGAAGAGCCATTAATAGAGGAACCACTATACGAGAAGAGTTTGATAGAAACGAACACGACAAAAAAGAAATAGACTGGGACATACTTAAGCACATAGCAATAAACCTAAAAGAATTTAAAGAAAAGAATCACATACTAGATTTTAACGATATGATTGAAATGATTTTAGATTTGCCTGAAGAAAAAATGCCTTCTTTTAAAGCTATCTTTATTGATGAGGCACAAGATCTTTCCCCACTTCAATGGAAACTATATGATAAATTAAAAAATTATTGTGAGCAAATATACTTAGCGGGTGATGACGATCAAGCTATCTTCGCCTGGGCTGGAGCGGATGTAAGTAGATTTATTAATGAACCGGCTAAAGAACGAGTATTAAGATACTCGCGTAGAATCTCCAGAGCCGTGCAACAGGAATCACAAATACCAGTGAATCGTATAGCAGGCATCAGGAAACATAAAGAATACTTGCCACGGGCGCAAGAGGGTTTTGCGTCTCACATTAGTAATTTAGGACAAATTGATTTAACAAAAGGTAAATGGTTAATACTTACTAGAACTAAGAGTAATCTTTTGGAGATTATGAAAGAATTAAAAAAGAAAAATTTATATTATCAAAGTAATAAAGGAAAAAGTTTTAAAGTAGGATTATACAATGCAGCGGTAGCTTATACTAAATGGACTATAGAAGGAGTGTTAGAACCAAAAGAAATAAATGAAGTAAAAGAATTTATTCCAGATGGAAAATGGGATAAAAAAATTCCGTGGTATGATATATTTAATGCTGATCAAAAAGAAATTTTATACATAAGAAATTTAATAGCTAGTGATGAAAAATTAAACGAACGTGCTCGAATATGGTTGTCAACTATTCATGCGGCAAAAGGAGGCGAAGAAGATAATGTAATTCTATCTTTACACCAGGGTAGTAAAGTTCAAAAAGGAATTAGATTAAGTGTTGACAAACAAGATGAGGAGAATAGAGTGTGGTATGTTGGCATCACGAGAGCAAGAAATAATCTATTTAAACTAAAAGCAAAAAAGATAATAAAGGAGTACTTACTATGACCAATAAGAATATATTTGATGAAGCGTTTCCCCAAGATAGACAGGTGGGAGGAAGTCATTACAAAAAATTTGCAATTCAACCTTATGAATTTATTGCTAAAAATAATCTTTCGTTCTTTCAAGGATGCGTTGTAAAATATGTGTGTCGTTATTTAAATAAATCAGGGATTGAAGATTTAGAGAAGATAATACATTATTGTCAGTTAGAAATAAAAAAATAAAGGACATGAAATATAAATGATTAATGAGATAAAAGATTATTTAATAGTAAAAGATAATTTTTTTGACGAAGATGTTTATAATGAAATATTAAAAGACATCTCTAGATTAAAATTTGAAAATAGATCTACACTTATTGATAAAAAAGATCTCAAGGCAAATAATGTATACCAAAAAATATATTTTAATGTGAAATTAAATATCAATCATTTCGCGGTTAAATATGTTTGTGAAAAACTTAAAGAATATAAATTAAATTTATCTGTTCTAGAGAATGCTTATTTTTTAAGCACAAAACATGAAGACGCGACTCCTCATAATGATGATGTAGCAGATGTAAATTGTTTAATATATTTAAAAGGTGAAATGACCTTAAACAGTGGCACCGGTTTTTACGATATAAAAGAT